AACACCCATTCATATCCCTGCTTTCTGTTGCCAACAAGTTCGGTAAGGAGTTGCACAACAAAAATAATTGTTGTAATTTGAACTGTTGTTTTAGGCCAAAAATAGTCAATCCGTTTCATGCTTGTCCCCTTGCTTTTATGTCGTTGACAATTTCAAAAGCCCATACAGGCTCGGCATATTGCATTGCTTCATTTACAACAATCCCAGCACACGCCTCACGCTCATGCTGTGCTACTAGCTTGGCAAAGCGTTCTGCGTATTCAAGTCCAATTATGGGCATCCAACTCACATCAGTTGCAATATGCAATCCCGCATCTTGTGCTATTCGGATAATGTCTTCTCTGTTCATGCTTTTCCCCTTGCTCGGATGGCATCACGATATGCGGCTGTGCCTTGACCCCAACCTTCTTGATACGCCTCACCCCATGAACTGTTGCCAACAGGGGCTTGCACATCTTCGTGGTCATGCAGAGCTTCACACGCCTCACGCTCGGCAGAAGCGACAAGGGCGGCAAAGTTTACAAGGTCACGCACGCGCTCCGCCGTAACGCCCGTCTCTTGCGCCATGCGAACAATGTCTTCTCTGTTCATGCTTTTCCCCAAATCAAATAGCCCATCAAGAGGCCAATCAAATAAGCGGCTATCGGTGTGTAGAACAAGTTGGGCATCCTGTTCATTGAATCCTCCCCCGCATAGCCTCAACCTGTGCCCGTTGTTCATCCATCAGGTAGTCCCTCTGCTTGGTTGCCAGTTCGTACATAGCATCTAGGGTTTTAATATTTGCCCGCAGTTTTTTAATTCCCTCTGCGGCTTCTTGGCATAGGCCAAACAGCAAAGCATTGGCACGTTGTGGTGTATCGAAGTTGCCGGGGTACACCTTCTCAGGGTCGTTCAGTACAGTAACAATGTCGTTCATCGCGGTGCATCCTCATGGTTATCAGGGTTGAATTTAGGGACTCGGTTGCCCTTGTCCTTGGGGTTTGGGAATGGAGGAAAAGGCCAAGTCATGCTTGTCCCCTTGCTCGGATTTGTTCTGCAAGTCGTCCAGCCTTTGCCTCATCACACAACTTTGCACACGCCTCACGCTCCATTCTTATAGCGGCTTTTATGGCATCTACTTCCCAATGGTAAGGCTGCCCTTTCATTTTTTGCTCACGCTCGATACGCTCGAACTCGTCGTCTTCATCAGTGTGAATCATTCTCCCAACTCCTCAAAGATTTCGTTAAGAACTGTTTTGATTTGGCTGACCATCTCAGCCTTTGTATAGGGCGCAGACATAACCATCTTGATACTTGCCAACGCTTTATACATAGCTTGCCCCTTTAGTGCGAATAGTAACGCGTCCTCATCGTCGGGGTACTCGAACTCCAGTATGGCTTTAGCTTTCATTTACCTAACCCGCCAAAGTACAAGTGCAACCGGCGATACAACTCATGCGCATCGTTTAAGGTAAGCGCATCCATAAGAACGTCAAGGCTTGTACGAATATCGGGTTGGTGTTCAAACGCTCTCGCCATTGGCTCGTTCACCAATGCAGCCAACCCCTTGGCTTCGGTGTTGGAAGTCTTAACCTTAAGAGTTTTAGGTTTCTTTGTTTGCTTTGTAAACTTCTTGGCGGTCTTGAGTGGTGTGTACTCCGTACCATTGGGGCGTAAAGTCCCACCGCTATCTCTCCACACAACCCCCTGCCGTACCATCTGACCAAGCAAAGAGGATACAGAAGATGACTTGTGTCCTTTAGCCGTTAATCTGCGGACGTATTCCTTCGGGGGTAGCCCGGGCATGTCACGAACTTCTTCAAAGGTTGCACGAGATGTATTAGTTGTAGGTGTAAACATGGTTATTGATTCCGTTTCGGTTGTTTCGGGTTCTTCCCAAGATTGCAATATTTTTTGCATTTCTGTTTGAATGTCAGGCATCATCGTCCTTAAATAAGTTAAGTTGTTTAGGGTCAGGCATGGTGTGCGCTAAGTCTTGCACATCTCTCAGCCTCATCTCAAGGCGCTCGCTCAGCACCTTAATCAACCCCGAATGCCCATCGGCGTATCGGATTAGTTCCTCATCGGTCAAGTTGTCATAGTTCATCGAAGCTCCATAAAGTTAAGTAAGTTTCCGTCATCGTCAGTTGTGAACCAAATGATGTTGTCAGGCGGGGGCACCATCACGCGCTTCAAATGCCCACCCACCGTTGCAACATCCCTAATCCTCGCTAGCCAATCAGGTATGTCTTGTATAAGACCGCGAGATGCCACCTCATGCCCATCCCGCCACCGCTTGAGTGTGTAGTCACCATCACGTTCTTCGTATCTACATTCGTACATTTCGTTTTGGTTGTGATACCCCAGTTTGTTTTCTAGCATGCGTTGCGCATCAGAAAAGGCTCGCTCGTTTCTCACGTCATATCCTTGCTCTTCCAATACTGTTTGTATATCAAGATACTTGCCCTTCATCTTCCCCATCGTCAACCCCCCAATCAAAGGCACCAAGGATTTCGTCCACCTTGATTTTGGTCAGTGCCCGAGTGCTATCTTCTTCGCGCAATTCCTTAGGTGTTACCCCAGACAATACCTCCTCAAGCTTACGCGAAGCTTTCGTCAACGCAGGATCTCCAGTTATATTCATTACATGCAATAACTCGCACAACTCCACGGCATTGGTCACGGTTGTATCGTGAAACGTACGCTTCTTGCCATCCTCATCGACAGTCAAGCGGTCACTCAACTTACTGATAGCGTTATACAAACGAGTCCATGAGTCTTGGTTCGCTGCCTTGAGCTTGTTGTCAAGCTTGACTTCGTAGTCTGCGATCAGTTGACGTTGTACCTCGCTCTCTACATCAAGGCGGAAGTCACCGCCAGTAGGCAGGGGAGTGAACGATGCCTCCATACGGAAACGCTGAGCCACCTTGCCCCTGCTTGGGTACTCGTTGCGATCAAACAAAGTGCCAAGTTGGAACGCCGCACCTGCTACGAGTGTCTCGTACTTGTCCAAGAACGCATCGACGAGTCTGTCGAACTCAATGCGGTGTCTGTTCATCACCTTCTGATACTCAAGCAAAGCCGCAGTGGGCAGAAGCCTTGCACCTTGGTCGTTCCATGGGAGTGTGAGTTTGTAGTGCTCGGCACGGGCACGGGCTTGGAACTTGGTGATAGCTTCTAACTCTTTGCACTCAGCAAACAAGTTCTTGTATACCGATGCCGCCTTCTTGGAGCCTGACCCCTTGGCGTTAGTGACCTCGGCTTGCGTACTCTTGTCTTGCTTGCGACCCGAGTAGACCGCAATGTTTAAGTCCACCATCATGGCGGAACGCGCAACGCCTGCAATAGGCTTTTGTGATTCAAGTGTGTAGTAGTTCATGATTAAAGTCTTAAGGTTAAGAGTTTCTGTTTAATACAATTTTCTTTGTTTCGTCTTCTAACCTTGCGGCTAGCTTGATGGTGTCAATAAAATCTTGACTCACTGGTGCCACAGTGAATAGCTCGTGCCCAACAATTGGTTTAATCGCGGGGGTGTATGCGTTCTGATAGCCTTGCGTGCCTTGGTTGTTGCCCACATGAATTTCCGTTAGATGTTCGGCAAAAGACAACGTGTCCACAATGGTCTCAAGTTGCTTTGCATCTAACAAAATATGATTTCCATTTATAGTTAACTTAAACTTCACATTCTTCTCCTTCAATTTCAAACGTTACTTCGTTGCACTCACACGATTCGATGAACGATTCTTCACTAGTGATGTGCTCGTACTCATCCCGCAGTTTGTAATACATCTCTGACATGAACCTTTCACACGTCGATTTGATCTCAGCTTCTACGTCCAAAAAACCGGATTGATCTTCAACCAACTGAACCCATGTGTCTTTGTCTAGCATGTGAAAGATACCGCATGGGTCAGTGCCCCACCACGATTCGTTCAGGTTAAAGTGCACGTATTGCCCACGATTACCTGTGCGTGCAGATACGTAGCTACCGTCCTGTTTGCATGCAAGGTATAAAGCGGGGTACTGCTCTGCGTACTGCGGGTTAGCTTCCATCCACTCATGCACAACTGTATGCCCATCGAAGCTTGCGCCATCGCTTTGTGAGTACCCAATATCCCAGTAGAAGTTGTCGACCTTGATGCCCTCGCACTTCATCTCAGCCTCGTAGTTATCCTTGATCCAGTCAGCCCAATCGTTGTGCGGGGCGTACTCCATCCATGCCTCGTACTCTTTTTTGAACCGCTTGGGATCAAGCTCTTTAAGTTCGTTTGCAGTTACGTCTCTCATAAGTTCACCTCTATTGATCGTGTTACGTACATGTAGCCTTCGGCATCACCTGTCCTATCGTCTTCTACGTCGTCGTCCTCTTCACCAAGACGAATAAACTCGTACTCATACTCAAGCTCATGAGCCTCTTCTAAAAATTTAATAAACCTAGTCACTTCGGGATACGAGTCGTACCATTTGATTGAGTTGGCATCGAACTTAAGTACACGATGTTTGTCATCCCAAGTGAAGTAGTCGTCGCTCCAATAGTCCAACACATCCTTAAACGTGGTGTTCATTAGCGTCTTGAGCTTGTCGTAGTTGAGCAGGTTATGCTCACCCCCTGCAGGGTAGATGAGCGCTTTCACATCTGATCTGTATCCCATAATATTCTCCAAAGTCTTAAGGTTAAGAGTTACGCTTCGACACGAATCGTTGTACCGAACGGTGCAACTAAGTCGGATGACACCGCCCACAACGTAGGCACATCGGTCTTGCCCCAGTCACCTACATAACCATCGGTAAACTGCACAATGGCTTGAGGTGTGATGCGTTGTTCACGCAAGTATTCAAACAATACCGAACCATCGGTGCCACCACCGCCCTTAGGTTTCAAGTCCTGTACTGCGAACTGACCTTCCTCAAATGTCTGATGCCCTGCGATTGCGGTATCCCAATAGATCACATGTACCTTGGTTGGTTTAATGTCTTCAATGATGGTCTTGATCTCAGATGCAAATACAGTCATCTCATGCCCACCGAAGATTGAACCCGACGTGTCGAAGCCAATAACAAGTTCTGTCATAGTAGTGCCGACCATAGAGGGCATGTAAACGTCGTAGCTCAAGAACCTACGATTAGGCTTACGCCATGAAGACTCGTCACGACCCGCGCATGTCTCGGTAATGAAGTCACGCAATACTTTCTTCCAGTCGATCTTGGGTTGCAGTAAGTCACCGAACGCACCATCTTCGTTACCCGCACCTTTACCCGCCATCTTGCGACGGATGATCTCGCCCTGCCGAATGGCTCGTTGTATCTCATTGGCGCGCTCGGCATCCTTAGTGGGATCACCGCTTGTTGCGTTTTCCCAGTCATGCTCATCAAACCCTTGCTCACCACTACCACCTTCGCCCTCTCCGCCTTCCTCTTGCTCTTGCTTGAGGTCTTCGAAGATTTGCTTGACTGACCATCCACGATACTTAGCATCAGGTTGAACGCCAAGCGTAGGCATCTTGATGAACCCCTCGCCTGCATCCATATCTACTAAGGATAAGTTAACGAAGTGATCTGCTGCGATGTTGGCTAACTGCGCATCTTCCTCATGCAATACCTGCCATACCTGCAAGTGACGATACGCTTTGTGCATTGCCTCATGCAAGACTAGGAAGCGTAGCTCAGGGTCAAGCTTCATGTGTTGGTCAACGAAGTCGGGGTTGTAGATCACATCCCATCCGTTGGTTGCCGCAGTAGGTACATCGTCGCCTACCTTGACTTTGCCGCATGCAAGGATACTGCCGAACGAGCAGAATGTTTTGTGTTGCATGATAGCAATGTGTGATTTCTTGATTCGATCTTGTACGTTCATGGTTTTCTCCAAAAGTATTAAGCTTAAGATTTTTAAAAAGCGTGTGTTGTTGGGACGAGGTGCTCTGTGTTTTCATCTAGAAACGAAGCTAAGCGTTCTGCAAACTCAATCTCCTCGTTTGTGCGCTCTCTAAGAAACGTCTGAGCGATCTGTTGTCTGAGCTTAGGTTGCCTCACAATCAGGTAGTGCGACCCCAACACCTCAGGGTTGCCTGCGGCTTTAAGCTTCTCTACGTTCTCTAAGTGCCTGCGGTCAATCGTTTTGTAGAACTCATCACGCGATGGCTTGTATCGCCCCTCACCAATGTCGTCGTAACCCATCTTCTGCAAAGTGCAGTCAGCCTCAAGCATGCCGAGGATTTCTGAGGACACATCCGCAGTAATGGGACGTGGCGTATGTAGCGTCATGTAGTCAGTCTCTTGTTTGACAAAAATAGTAGGGCGTTCACCCGCTAAACCAAACACCATCTGCCGTACTTTCTTGGTCTGACTTGACCACCCACCGTTGTGCAAGCCTGATGCAATACTCTTGCGCACCATGTTGCGTACAGTTCTAGTCAAGCGTGTTGGGTTAAATGTTGCAACTGTTTGCACTCCGGGAGTTTGCAGTTGTCTTGCAATGTCGTACATGTGGCTCATGATTGTTTCCTTAATAGTCCAGTTTGTAAGTTCCATGCGTCCTTAGACTGCACGTTGTTTTGTAGTGGGCGTTGGTACGCCTTGCCGATTCGATTCGGATGCCAGTCTTTCTTGACGATGACAATCGTCTGTCCGTTAGATGTTCGTTCTACGATAAGCATTACGGTCTCCAATAGAATAAGTCAAGGACTAGCACGATGAGTGCTAGGGCTATGATGAGTCGCCAAAAGCGTTCGAATGTAGTAAACATAAAGTCTTAACCTTAAGAGTTTGGGTGGGGTTAAAAGAATTTACCGAGCTTGGCGGCTTGCGTTGTGAACTTACGGCTACCGCATGCCATGCCTACCTTGGACTTGTTAGATGCAAGGGATGTGATAAAGAGGGCATGTGCCTCGAACGATTCGTTAGCCATACGATCTGAGTAGTCCATCACTGCGTCAATGGTCTTGGCATCGACCCGCCCAGCCAACATAAAGGCAAGAATAAACAACGCACCGGCACTGCTTGGAACCTTAGCCTTGAACGGGTCTTTCACAATCGTCTCGAACAATGGCAGTTGATCTGCTAAGTTAATGAGCGCATCCATATCACGGGCGGCTGCTTCACCCACAGTACCCGCTAGTGCAGGCAGGGTCGCATCCCCGAGGACGTTACGCATCTTGATAATGTTGGATGCTTTCTCAAGCGAACGAGGTGAGCAGTATGCTTTCACGTTGCCCGTCAGGGGGTTGAATATGTATGGGTTCTTAGCCTTGGGGTCAAGGTCAACGTAGCAGTCGAACACTTGCGGGTATTGCTTGGCAAACGCCATGATCTCGGGCGCTATGCTATTGTCGGACGCCCACTCAAGCCACTGGTCTGCGGTCGGGTTGCCCAATACAGTTACAGTCATGCGGTTATAGGCATGGGCAGGGATGTTGTCACCCACGCCATCGGTATCGAGGTTGGTTGTTGCAAATACGATTGACCCAGTAGGCAGGGGCACGTCACCCACTCGGTGTTCGAGAATGGTTGGCAACAACATGTTCATCACAGGACGCGATGCTTTACCCAACTCGTCAAGCATAAGTATGACGGGTCGAGTCTGATTCTTACCTACACCAAAGCGCACATTGGGTGCATACGATGTGGTCATGTTCTCTCGGTCAATGACAGGCATAGCCAAATCACCGAGGTCTAAGTTTGCGCAGTCGATGTAGCACACCTGATAGTCAGGCATCTCACGACCCAGTGTCCCAAGCAAGGACGATTTGCCTACACCGGGCTGACCCCGCAAAAGGATGGTGTTTGTCGTACCGACGTTACGGATGAGGGTAGCGGCTTGTGAGAGGGAGAGGTTTAACATTTGCATTTTGATTTCCAGTTGAATAAAAGGTTTGAGAAAATTGAAAGTCTTAAGGTTAAGAGTTTATACAAATAGGCTTGCGCCCCGCTTACAGCACATAGGTCTCAGAACGAGACACAACGTACATGTCCTTTTTGCAAGCTGCCATGATGGTTGCCCAACATGCTTTTGCATTTGATTTCTCGACGTATTCGTAGCCACCACCGTTTTTAAATGAGTAACAACGCTCGAATTTACTGCGAGCGATAATCATCTTCCATGTATCGGCTCGTGCGTTATCGGAAAGGGCATCGGGTAGTCTTACGCCAAACATTCCGAAGTTGTCGATTGCCATATCATCGGGTGTAGCTACGGCATACAGCAAGGCGTATGCGTCCTTGAACCCTGACTCTTTTATGTCATCGGCAAATGCTTTGGTCTCGACTTTATCTACACGCTTTTGCTCAAATGCTTGAAGTGGCGTGAGGATTTCGCCTTGCTCGTTGAGAATCATGCCGTCATAGTAAGAGTAACGCTTACCATCCACACGAAGCACGGGCTGCGAATAACTGAGGATGCTCTGCTTGTACATACATACACGTACCCCGTCGAAAAACATCGAAAGGGCATCGTTCAACCTAATAATTGTGGTGTTGTGGGTGTGGTAGCCGTTCGTGTCGATCAGCACGCTACCATCGGGGTGCGCAGTAATAATGTCGGTGTTGTACATGCGGATGCGCATCTTACCCTCGGCATCTTTCATTACGCGGAAGTGGCTCATCTCTCGGCGTGTCTTGTCGGCAGGGGCATCGCCCTTGTTCTTGCCACGCTTATACATGTGGCGCTCAAGGTGCATTGAAAGTTTGGTGTACATGTTCATGATAGTTTCCTTTAGTCTTAAGGTTAAGAGTTTTATGTTGTTCTCTTGGGGTTGAGTTGCATCAGGGTTGCTCGGTCAGTTACCAACATGTAGTTGGATTTGTTGAGGGGCACGGCACAGTGCTTGACTTTGCGTGCTTGGCTTTCACCACATGCCATGCAAGTGGGTCGTGTCATCTTGGCTCGTTGGGGTTCTACGCGCACGGCATAGCAACAAGTGCAGATTGGTAAGTGGTAGTTGGTCATAGGGTTTCTCCTAGTTATTGATGGGTGTCCATCACAAAAGGCACGATTGCTCATGCCCTTCAGGATGTGCTCATTGCTGAGCGTCCTTGGCTACGATAGGGTTTGTCGGTGTGATATATCCGGCTTGTGCCGTCCCACATCCCAAGTGTTCGTCAGTATTTCTACGAGAGGACCACGCCCATTTAGGTAGTATGCGTATGCTTTGCATTTAGGGGTTTGAGTTGCTGACACTTGCCTATAACCCTACTAACCTAAATACTGGGGCTTTTCGGAGGCGATGCCTCACACCCAACGTCTATTCACCAAAGGAAGAATTCATAACCAATGTTCGGGGAGTCTTAGTGCCTCTTGTTTTTATTAGTTTGCATCTAGTGGCTTCTGCATTTGCAGCGACGGCTTGCGGTGATTGTGTGTGGTTGCTAGTCACGAAAGTCTTAAGCTTAAGACTTACACAAAAACCTAATGGATATATTGTTAGAGAACAAACCCTGCAGATGGATAAGGCTAGGGGGAAGTCGGGACGATCCCCGACTTGATATATCAATTATACCCCTTTTATAGTCTTTTGTCAAGTGGTTTCGTAGGGGTCAGGAGTCCATACTCGTACGAGTTTTTGCCGTTCGAGTTCCTTCTTTGCAGCCGCTACGATCTGATGCACGCGGATTTCCGAGATGTTGTATTGCTCTGCAAGTTCTTTTCGTGGGGCTCCGCGTAGTGCTCGGTATGCAATGTCCTCGTCCCGCGCCTTGCGTCGTTCGGCAAGTGGTATGTCTGATTTCAGGTTTACGTACGCAGGGGCTTCGGGGTGCATCAGGTTGCTGATTGCTTTGCGCACGAACTCGGCACGAGATAGTCCTTCGATGTCGGCTTGTTTGGTGATGGTTGCCCATGTGTCGTCGCCCAGTTGCAACCAAAACTTGATCGCTTGTGTGGTGGCTCCGTTGATGCCGTCTTTGTGGGAGTGCTCGAGTCGCTCGGCTACTTCGGTGGGGAACTTTAATTCGAGGGTGTACAGGTCGGGAGTTGTCATAGTAAATGCCTCAGGTGGTTGGTGATGTGGGAAGTATAGCAGGGTTATACCAAGAAGTCTTAAGCTTAAGAGTTTGGGGGTCGTGTTACAGTGTTACGAAAGGGGTGTGGTTTGTTACAGGGGGGGTGTTACGAGGGTGGATATAGGACGCATATTGCGAATCAACAACTTAGGTGCGTTTGCTATATATGAGTGGGGTTAAATGGGCTATTGTTACGCTGTAACAGGGCTTTTGGAGAGCATGAGTCAAAAAACAATTTGTTTTAGTTTGCTATAGCTCTGACCATGAACATTAAGGGAACTATACGATTTAAGATTTTGACCATCACAACCCAAAAAGACTGTTACATTGTAACATATATATATATTATATATATCTATCTCTCTCTCTCTTGGTTTTTGAAACGCTTAGTATTACTTTTCGTGGGTGATTTGCCAAATAGTTGCGTTACGGGCTTTTGTAACAAACTGGGGTGGTTTTGTAACATTGTAACGCACCTGCTAAAACCTTAAGCTTAAGACTTTGCCCCCTCATGTCATAGTTGTGCCATCAGCCCCGTTGCCAACGCCCACGAAACCCCGCCCGAACTGGTTTGGAAATCTTAAGCTTAAGACTTTGCTGCCCTCCCTCACGCTCGCCTGCGCGCGCACTCGCTCTCACTCTCCCGCACGGTCAGACTACTATGACGCTTTGCGAACGGACACTAGGAACGCACGCAGGGAAAGTACGGACGAAAAAAAGCCACCTTGCGGTGGCTCGGTAGAAACCCTAGGGTTTACTTGTCAAGGATTGTCTCTTTGAAACCTTCGAGGGATTCGAGGCAATGGTCAAGGATTGTGGCGGCAAACTCTGTCAATCCAAGCATGCGGGCTTGGGCAAGGGCTTTGCTTAGGGTCTTGTCCAAATCGGTGCGACTTGTCGATGTGACTTTGCCTGACTTAGGGGTCGCGACTGATTCGCCCGCGCCCTCTTTTTTGTTGTTCAAGTCGCGTTGAAATGGAATCCCTTGTTCAAAGGCAATCCAAAACGCGCAAGCGTATGAAACACCAGACGATTTTGAAATATGCTTTGCTTCGACAAGCCCGTCAAATATTGCCTTGATTTCCGCGCGGGCTTCATTTGTCTTTGCATTGCCTTTCATAAAAAGTTCTTTGGGCTTGTCGCATGCGACTGTCATCGCATCCAATGCGACTTGAATTGCCTTGTCCTGATCGGTGCGTGCCTTAGCAATAGCCTTAGCTTCGCCCTCAAATGCTTTGAAAATAGAATTAACGATTGATTTTGAAACGATTGTCATTTTGATTTCCTTGAATAGAAGTGATTTAAATTGCCAGTCAAAATTAACTGACAACTGAATTACATCATGGATTGAAACGCTTGTCAATAGATACAGTTAACCTTAACCTTAAGTATTTGGGCATGGTTTGACCCCACCGCCCCCCGACCCCAAGCTGTGGCATATGGGACTCCCCCCGCGCTTTACGCTGAGTGTTGAATCCTCCAACAGCAAAATAAAACTAAACCTATACAAAATTATAAAAAATCCACTACAATCCCACCATACCCCCCACCAAGGACTGCTATGGAACAACAACGATTTGGTAGATTAATAGTGCAGAGTTTACACAGCCGGGACAAAAAATCCAACGCACGCTGGACCTGTCTTTGCGACTGCGGTAACACTAAGGTAGTGCTGGGGTTTCAACTTAAAAACGGAAACACGAGTTCGTGCGGGTGTTACGCAGCCGAGTTTCGTGCCGCACTAATTAAAACTGCTGATGAAGAACGACGTAACTACACCCACAAATCCCATGCTGCAATGCTGGCCAGATGCTACAACCCCAAACACTTTAGCTACCCTCGGTACGGCGGAATTGGCATAACTATATGTAATCGTTGGAGATTTGGTGAAAACGGTAAGACCGGCTGGCTATGTTTCTTTGAAGATATGGGACCCAAACCTACTGGACATTCCATAGACAGAATAGATAATACAAAAGGCTATAGTCCAGATAACTGCCGATGGGCGACCCAACAAGAACAAAATGCCAACCGCAGACCGTGGGGGTCTGTTAATGGAAGACGCCCCCCTACAAAATAAAACACACAAGAAAAAAATTACATATATAATCCGCAAAAACAACGGCTGCTATTCCGCCTATGTACACACCAGTTATAGATTACGACGTTCCGCTTGCGAACTACTCCCCGACATTCGAGTCGCTGGAGACCCGCGTGGCTGCCGCCATGTCCGCGTTAGTAGATACTAACAACTTGCCACCCCCAAACGAAATATCCGAAACGGACAAACACAAAGCCCGCGAAGTGTTCATGGGGAACGAGTTGGCGTCTGACGAGGACTTGTCCTCTCCCGGTATGGTGGTGTATCTGCAGTCCCTGCTATCTGAATACGATCAGGTGGTCATTAAGTCCGCCCAGCAACTCAGGACCTATGTAACTAATAAACTGCTGTCTGAAACGGCAAACCCTGACCCACGTATCAGGATGAAGTCACTGGAACTGCTGGGTAAGATCAGCGACGTTGGATTGTTCACGGACAAGACAGAAATCACAATGCGCCACCGGCCTACGGAAGAGCTAGAACAAATGCTGCGTGAACGCCTGACCAAAGTGCTGGAAGCAGAGGTTGTGGACAACAGTACCAAACCGACCAAGTCCCAAGTGATGATAGATATCAGCGACGTCGAAGCAATTTAACCCGGCCCACCCCCAACCCATGCAGCAAACCCTAACGCCAGAGATCATTGACCGGATTTCTAAAAAGCTGCCTGCAGATGAGGCGGCAGAGCTACTTGCCATGTTTGCAGAACTGGATGGTAGGAAACGCCAGACCTTGGCCCAGAACGACTTTCTGTCGTTTATTGCTGCTATAGATCCCAACTATAAGTTTGGTACGCACTTAAAACGGCTTGGGACCCTGCTGATGGAGGTAGAAACAAACGAGAAGAACCGGATTGCGGTGTCTATGGCACCTCGTATGGGCAAATCTCAGATGATTTCTATCTACTATCCGGCTTGGTACTTGGGAAAACACCCCGACCACAAAGTAATTGTTGCTTCACACACTGCAGATTTGGCGGTTGTGATGGCCCGTAAGGTGCGAAATCTGATTAATACGGCTGAATACAAGGAAATTTTCCCCCAAACTAACATTGCAGCGGACGCAAAGGCGGCTGCGCAGTGGAATACGACCAAAGGTGGCGAGTATTTTGCGATTGGTGTGGGTGGTGCGTTGGCCGGACGGGGCGCTCACTTGATTATTGCCGACGATCCGTTGTCTGAGCAGGACATTAAGGCTGGAAACACAACTTCCCTTGATTCGGCGTATGAGTGGTTTAGTGCTGGTCTGCGTACTCGACTCATGCCAGAGGGGAAAATCTGTGTATTACACACAAGGTGGCACCAGCGGGACCTGATTGGCAGACTAATTAAAGACTCGGCCATGAATGAGGGCGGGGACACGTACGAAACCTTTGAATTCCCTGCCATTTTGAACGAAGGTACGGACAACGAGAAGTCAATCTGGCCAGAACAATGGTCAATCGAGAGTTTGCAACAGACCCGGGCGTCAATGCACCACATCATGTGGCAGTGGTACGCTCAATACCAGCAAAACCCAACAGCAGCCGAAGCTGCGATCATAAAACGGGACTGGATACGCTGGTGGACCAAGGATGACCCGCCTAAAATTGACTTCATTGTGCAGGCGTTTGATACGGCGCTCACTACCAAGGCGCGGTCTGACTTTTCCGTGTGCCATACGTGGGGTGTGTGGGAGAATGAGGAAGATGGCACGCAGAACGTGATCCTTTTGAACAAAGTCAAGGGGAAGTACGAGTTTCCTGAGCTAAAACAGATGGCGCACGAGCAGTATAAAGACTGGGAGCCTGACAGTGTGATTGTTGAGGCCAAGGCCAGCGGTCAGCCACTCATTGACGAGATGCGCAGGTCAGGTATATTTGTGCAGGACTTCAGTCCCGGCAAAGGGCAGGATAAAATCGCTAGGCTAAATGCCGTGGCAGATATGTTTGCGTCAGGACACGTTTGGTTTCCCGAGAATGCGTGGGCTGCGGCCACTGTGGAGGAGATTTTGGCGTTTCCCGCAGGCGAGCACGACGACGAGGTGGACACAATGACACTGGCGTTAATGAGAATTCGCAAGGGTGGGCTATTGCGCTTGAGCAGTGACCACGAGGATAATGACCCCTATTACGCGGGCCGTCGCCAAGCGTATTACTAAGGACTAAATAATGGCTACTAATATGTTCCCCTCAATGAACCCAGCGCCGCTTGGGTTGGATGCACTGGCCCCTGAGATGGATGAAGGTCCCGGGCTTGAGATTCAGATTGAGAACCCAGATGGTGTGATCGTCGGCATGGACGGCGTTGAGATTGACTTGATGGACCTTGCCACCGGCGATAAAGGCGAGGATGACTTTGACGCTAACCTTGCTGAAGAAATGAACGAGGGCGAGTTGCAGAAAGTTGCCAGCGACTTGGTTGAGATGGTGGATGCAGACATTTCCGGTCGCAAAGACTGGGTTGAGATGTATGTCAAAGGTCTAGACGTTTTGGGGATGAAGTATGAAGAAAGGACAGAGCCTTGGCTCGGCGCTTGCGGAGTTTTCTCGACTGTACTCACCGAGGCCGCTGTTCGCTTCCAGTCTGAAACTATCATTGAAACGTTCCCTGCTCAGGGTCCAGTC